AACTGTTACTTCTGGAGTTGAAGTATATCCTGTCCCACCAGAACCAACTGCAATAGTTTGAACTGAATTGTATAACTGATCAAAGTAAACTACTTGTCCATCATATGGTCTATCAATATCAACCTTTGCAGTTCCTCCAGAAACATAAGTATGAGCAAGAGTAGATACTCCTACATTGACTACAAACTTTCTTACAGTAGGAACTTCATCAACTTCAAATATATAAGGACGTTTATGTGGGTATGTTTTGCTTCCATACGCACATGTTAATCCAATACCTGACAGGGTTACACCCATTCCAACTGAGAAGTTATGATTGGCAGTTACAGTTACCGTGGCAATACCAGTAGTATGCGTATAATCAAAGTTTGATATATTTAAAGTTGGTGTGGATAAATCTAAAGTAACATTGTCTTGAGATACAGCAGCAGTAGAACTTACTGTACCTTTATACTGTAATGATCCAGTTCCACGAGCAACCAATCCTTTAGTTCCAAAACTACAGTTACTATTTGCAAGATCTGCTTGACCACCAGCATCACAACTGATTGCCTCATCGCAACATATTGTGAACACAGATACTAACTGTGCAAATCCACCATTCGTTACAGCAACACCAACACCACCCTGATTATACTGGGTGAATGAATCAACGTTCATTGCTTTAAGAAGTCTTGCCTGAGATCCGTCTATACGAATACCAGTTCCTGTTGTTGTGTCACTTGTACAGTTTTGAATATATGGTCCTTTCCACTTACCACCACCCACATTTTCTGCAATCTCAGTAGTGGGGAAACCCACAGCAGCAGCGGGGAATAAATGACCACTAAATGTCATGTTTGCTAATTTATCACCTTTCCTCACATGGAATAAATCCTTATCTGTTGTATTTGGAAGTACCTTAACAGATCTTTGATCATCTCCAACAATAGCAACAAATGCTGGAACTTCTATAGGATTCATCTCAACATAATTACCAGACATTACTTTAATAGTAGTTCCTGAGTTAGCAACTCCAACTGCTGCTGCAATAGTTAAAAACGCATTATCAATCGATGTTCCATTATTTGTATCTAGACCATCCTTTGCAACATAAAGAACATTGGGTGCAGAGTTAATACCTGATGCAGTAGAGTTGATAGTTACATTTTCACCAACACTAACTGCACTTTCACTGATGGTAACAATACCAACACTAATGTTTGGATTGCCGTTACCATCGATGGTAATTGAAGATTCACCAACAGTAAGTACTCCAGTGATACGAGCATCACCTTTAACTAGGAGTACTGTTCCACCTGTACCAACATTAGAACTACCTATAGTGGTAATTCCTAGTAATGTTGAGTTACCTTGAATTTTTAAATCTTTTCTACCAGTGATAATACCGATAGAATCAAGGTTGGTAATATCCTGTTTGGTTATAGTTCCTGCTACAGAAAGATTACCTGTTATCTCTGCATCACCCTGAACAAATAACTTTTTGTTTGATACTGCTTCAGCACCAACACCAATATTCTTGGTAGTATGAATACCTACACTATCAACTTTCCATGTTCCACCAACACCTGCTGACTCAACTTCAGCAAACCTAAATTTCTGACCATAAGTAGTTACATCTACTTTAAGAAACTTTCCATCATATTCATTGAGGTTTGTAGCAACTCCAACAATATCATCAAGATACTGAAGTCGTGTTTCTCCACCACCACCTTGAGCACTAATTAGATTCTTAAGATACTCTAGCTCATGACGTATCTTTTTAATATCAGGATCATCAACATTCTCACGAATTTCTTCTTTAGTCTTAAGTGTTCCAAGAACTTCAAGTGCCTGATCAACAGCATCTTTTTCTTCTGTTAGTTCTGCTGCTACTGGTTCTGGTTGAACAACGACTTCTTCAGATGTTGGTCTTAACCAATCTTCCAAAGCTGCTATCTGTCTTTTTTCTTTTTCTTGTTTGTACTGTGCTTGTGCTTCTTCTTTTATTTTTTTCTGCTTCTCTTCTTCAATCTTTCTTTTCTCTTCTGCTTCTATTCTTCTTTTTTCTTCTGAAAGTTTCTTTCTTTTATTTTCTCTATCTTCCTTTTGCTCTTTCTTGAGATCTGAAACCTGAGTAAAGAATGATACAGACTCTAATGGATTATCACCTATGACTGTTTTTATTTTATCTTCCTCTATCTTTTTCTTCTTCTCGTCTTCCTTTTTAGATTCTATAAACTTTTTCTTGACATCAGAAACTTCCTTGAAAACAGAAGCAAGAGGATCTTCTCCAACAAGAGATTTAAATTCCTCTTCTTTCTCTTTCTTGGCTTTACCGATAGATGAAAAAAACTCGTTTAGATCTTCGGTCATTTGTCTCCATTCTGTTTGAGAAGTTTTGCAAGATCAGCAGTTGATCCTACAAATAATGCATTATTAACGGTTGTTGGTTTTCTGGTAGATTCCTCTTCTACATCCTTAAGTTTTTTCTGAAGATCCATCAACTTATCAGTGGCATCAGAAACACTCTTAATGAGTTGTCCAGCAACTTCATATGCTCTTGGCATTTCACTGTCTTGTGCAAGTTCAAGAATACCATCAATAGCTTCTTGACCTTTCTCTATTATACTATAAAGATTGCCACGAGTATACTCATAGTCCCTTGCAATATCATCCTTTTCTACTTTAACTGGTACAGTTTTCTTTTCTTTTTTCACTTCAATTTCTGTCGAAACTTCTTCAGCTTCAACATCAAATGCGTCATTTAATTTATCAAAGTTCTTTTTCATAATTAGAACCCATCGAATCCGAAGTTATCACCGAACTCTATAAGATCATTATCAGCAGCAGTTATATTCTTAACTCCTGTGCCGAGAACGTGAATGGCAGCAGTAGAACCATCTTCAGCCCTTCTGACAGTAAGATCATTGTTCTGTACAGACTCAACGTAAATCTCCTCACTATCAATGTATATGTAACTATCTGCAGTTATACTAGAAGCATCTGCAACAGTTATGATCAATTCTGTTTCACTTACATCCTCTGCTAAAGTTGTAACAGGAGTATCATTATATGCTCTAGTTGCCCTTGGAGTGACACTGTAAGTCATCTCTCTAGATGGTGCAGGAGTTCTACCACCAGCAACGTATCCAACAGTAACCTTCTTGATAATATCCTTGGTAGTATCTGTTTGAACAGGACCGTAGAAGTAGGTCTTAGCAGTGAATCTCATTGTATAGATAAGTGCTCTCCTTGTAGAGAAGTCACCCTCATAATCATCACTGGTTGTGATTGAAGTAAGTACAATAGGAATATCTCTTTTTTCTCCGATAGTAGAAACTAAATCTACTGTCATCGTATATGCTGGTTGAAAATATGGAAGTATCTGTTCTACAATCTGAAGCATGTCATCATTCAACTTAGTAAAAACACTAAGTTCAAAATCTAGATTGTATGGTACTGGTAAATATGTCTTTGCTATCTTTTTCTTGTCAGACTTAACTGGACTTAAAAATGTTTGAGTAGTTGTAGACTTTCTACTAGGATCATAATTTAACCCTGTCATCTCAAATGACATTCTGGGTAAAGTAATCTGAACAGATTTACTTAGATCTGCTTGTTGTTCCAAGCGTGCTAAAAACTTCTGAGTAGGACTATAAGCAAGAGGAACTTTTAACGTGCTTACAGTTGTATCAGTTTCATTAGTGTGCTCAATTTTAATATTATTAAATAACGAACCGAACCCAATAATGGTTCTTCGCATTATTTCGTGATAAAAATATTCAAACATGGGTAAAGCTCGGTGTACTACCTGATAAAATATTTAGGGCATCCCGAATGGGTTGGTTTGAGAGAAGTCAATTATTGAATCTGCTGCTGTTTCAATTTCATTATTTTTTGCAAATCCATCCTTATCAAACTCTGATGCTACCTTTCTATATTGATGAGTTGCTCCTGATTCATCACCAGTAATTATCTCACCATTAGTGAATGATCCAGTAGCAATAGAAACCTCTAATTCATTTGTGGTAGAATCCCAAGACTTAACTCTTGCAGTTGTACCACTTTGAGATCCAGTTACAGTCTCATTGAATATATAGTCTCCTTGGTTGCCCATATAAGGAGAAGATATAGTAACAGTAGGTGCTACTGTGTATCCAACACCAGCATCTCTGATACCAATCTGAGTAACAATACCAACTGTATTGAGGTATGCGATTGCTACTGCAGTATTGATACCTGTTGGGTTGTTACTAATAGTTACTGTAGGTACTGTAGAGTAACCAGTACCACCACTAGTGATACTAACGATACCAATAACACCATCAGCAATACCAGATGTAGCTGCTGCACCCACTCCTCCACCACCGTGGAAAGCTATGGTTGGTGCTACTGTATATCCAGCACCTGGATTAATTAAATCTGCATGTTGAACTTTAGATGATTTCTCACCATTACAATCAACAATAAATGATATCATTGTTGAAATTCCAACAGCAGTTGTTCCACCAGAAGGTGCAGATGAAATAGCAACCCTTGGTACATTTGCATAGTTATGTCCTCTATCACTAATATAAATTGCTCTTACACCACCATCAGAAACTCCCATTACACTCGCAGTGGCAGTAGTTCCAGATCCAATAAGTTGTAGAGTTTCAATATAACCAAACTCCTGAACATTATCATCTACGGTATCAATACCTGTATCAACAACCTCATCCTCATAACGGAAGAGTTCACATCTCAACTCATAGACATAATTCTTTTGGAGTTGGTAGAATGGTTTCTCATGCTCAACAAATTTAATCTCAAATAACCTATCACCAAGAGGGAACCAAATTAGATCTCCTTCCTTTGGTCTAGTTGCTAATTTTATATTTGGTATATTC